CTTGTTAACCGCCGCGCCCATTACATTAATCATCGAGGCGAAATCTTCGCCGCTCGCTTTCACCCCTTTGAGTTGGGCGATCAAATCGCCCATTGGCCCCAGGGAATCGATGATTTGCTGCGTCGGCACGCCAATTTCCGCAAGGTTCGCCGCCGCGCCTTTATACATTTCCTCGGAAATAATCCCCTGGTCTTTTAACGCGTCGACCTGTCGGTAAATCAAATCCAGTTGGCGCATCGCCATAACCTCGCCGCCCTTGGCGATCTCGGAATTTTTCATCAACGCCGCGCCCAATTCCCGCGTGGCATGACGCGCTTCGATTGCCTGGTCTATCGCGCCGGAGAAAAGCGATTTGAAAATATCAGCAATCGCAAATCCGGCAAAAGCGCCAGCGATGCCGCCGATCAGAGACAACCCGATTGTCTTGCCAGCGGCCAACGCCGCGCTTTTCAGTTTGTTAAGGCGAGCGGTCGCCGCGTTCATCACGCCGCGAAAATTCGCAGCCAGTCGTGCGCCAACCGTGATGACCCATTCAAATTCGCGATGACCCGCCGCCACTTATTTGTTCACCCCGCTTTCGTTTGTTCGTCGGCTTCCGCTTGCAATTGGTCGACAAGCTCCACCAGGCACCGACCTAATTCGTCGAGAGGCAGCCCCATCCAGTAGTCGACGCCGCCGCATCCGGCTCGCGCCAATCGCATCGCAATCGAGCGAAGGAGACGCGTTATGCTTTGTCCTCGTCCGGCGAGCTGCCACAGGCTTTTAAAACTTGTAGCCGCAGCGGAATATAAAACCGCCGAGGAAGTTTATAGATAACGCCGATAGGAACGTCCGCGACTTGCGCTGCCAGGACGCATTGATATTCGTGTTTCATTTCCGGCAGCACCGCGTTTTCGTTTTTATCCGGCTTGTAGATGCGAGTGAACGTCCGCTCCGCTCGCACAAAATCTTTGCCGATCAGACTGTCGAAGTCGAAAATTAATTCCTTGTAACTTTCCCCGTCGAACTCTAACGGTGGATCGAGTTTCAAACGCCACGGAGGTTGAGGCGCTTCGAATACAAGCTCGCGGAATTCTTTGGCTTCGTGATCTGTGTTTCCCGCCAGACGGTTAGTCTCGGCGACTGGTGTTTCTGTTTCGTCGTTGGTGTTCATGGCTGGCAACCATACGCACAAACGTTTTACAGGCCAATCAGTTGTCGAATACGCGCCGCGCTATCGACCAATTGCACGCCGTCCCACCAGCGGCAGATCGCGTTTTCCTTGTCGATTTCCGCGACCACGCGGTCGTTTCGGAAAATCCGAACCGAAATTAATTCGTATTCCGAGACAGCTTCACCTTTCGCCCCGACTTCCAATTTCCCCAGGTTAAAACTTTTCGGCGCGGTTCCCATCACGTAACGCCAGCCATTGTGAATGATCCGGTTTGTTCCCGAATCGTGCGCCTGATGCGCGGCCCAGGCATCCAATTGCGCCCCGTCTTGGATCGACGCCAGCAACGCATCGTCGACGACCGTGATCCAATTAAGCGTGACCGTCATCGACTGGAAATGCGCCTGGACTGGCATGTCGATTTCGCCGAAAATCCCCGATCCTTTCAACGTGTCCGCCATATTTTGCATGTTCGCCAGGGTAACGTCGGCCAGGCCGATCAGCCGCCGACCGTCTTTGAAGATCGAGTAGTTCGCTACGTGATTTGGAATTTGCATTTTGTTTTTGCCTCCGTTTTTACTTCATTTACCGTCGTGATTTCAGCTTATCATCAAATGGGGATAAGCTCCTTTTTAAGATTCTAATTGATCGTCGGCTGGCCACAATTGCTGAATGTAAGGAATCCAGTATTCGATCCGAAAATCTAACCATTCCGCAGGAGTCGGCACCGCGATGTAAACATGGAAAACGTAGTGGCCGTTCAGAATTTCCGTGGTCGGATTTTCGTCGTGGCGAAATTCCACGCGTGCGCCTAACAAGGCCTCCGTATTGGTCAGTCCGTCCAGCCACAATTGCAACGAATTCACGATGGCGTCGATAAGCCGCCTGTTCCCAGGTTCGTCGACCTTTTGCCAGATCGTCAAAACGATCGTGTTCCCGATGTAATCAAACATCCGGCGCACCGGAATGAACATATCTTTTACGTCGCTGTTCGCCGGATACGCAGCCGTCCGGTTGCCCCACGACCGCCACCCGCCGATCCAATTGAGCGCGGTCACAATCCCCTGGGAATTCAGCATGTTTGCGTCCATTAAATGCATCGGCAATTCGCTTCCGTCGTCCAGTAAAAGCGCGTTCATCCGAAGGTTTTTATTCGACGGCGAATGATACGGCAGACCGCCGCCCCGATAGGTGTCCGTCCATTGCATCAGCGGCCCCTGTTGGCTCGCGAAATTGAAAACCTTTTGGCCGCTCGTTCCCACCAGGGCAGGTTTCCCGAACAAACATTGCTGCCGAGGGAAAACAATGTTGTTTTGTGTTTTCCAGTCGTAAACGTCTTGCGCTTTTCGCACAAGCGGATCGGCGGTGTCGGTCGTGTCTACATCGATTAAACAAACACACGCGAAGCAACCGTTTATGTTTTCGGCTTTCGCTTCCATCGCAGCGGCGACCAGCGGGTCTTTCGAAAACTTCGGGCAGATAATCACGCCAGGAACGCGTGCGGTCTTTTGGAATACGTCCTCGATGCACTCCAATCCGGTGCGCTTCCCCGTGTCGATATCAATTCCGCCGATAACGTCCGTCGCAGTGATCGGCGTTGCGCTCGGATTTTTGCCAGTCAATTGAATCTGCGAATTGTCGGCGGCAATCGTTCCGGTCGCCAACCGCGTAATGATCGTCGTATTGGTTTTCGAATGCGACAGGATATAGTCTTTTCCTTCCTCGTAGGTCGTCGCGCCAGTCTGATCTTTGACCACAATTGTCCAGGCAATCATTTCCTCGCCCGAATCGACCTGGCCGTTTACCAGGGTCAGACTTTTCGGCGCAAGAGTCGTCGCGCCAGCTTCCGGATCATTGCACGCAACGTAGATGACCGGATAAACGCCGAACTCCACGAACACCGCGTCCATGTGCTCGCAAATATCGTAGGTCTCCCAATCATCGCTGTAGCCCAATTCGGCTACGGCTTCCTCGTAGGAATTGTAGATGCGTGGGACATTGACGTGATCTTTTCCGTCCTTCGTCAAATGCAATGGCGCAGCCCCGAATACGACGTTGATCCCTGGGTAGGCTGGAACGGGTGAAATTACGCTGGTCGGAACGTCCGCCCAGCTTACTCCGTGTGGAAATGGGCCGAGATTAGGCATGGATTTTTACTCCTGTGTTTGTTGTTTCGTTTGTTTTCTTCGCTCGTTTCGCGAGCCAATTTTCGACTTCGTGGTAGAAAGTAACATATTTGCCAGTCGTGCCGCACATTTGCCGACCAATGTCGAACGCAAGCTCCCGCCTGATCGCGGCATATTTTGCGATAGGCACGAACAATTCACCGAACGCCGGACACGATTCGAACAGCTTGTAAAAATTCTTATGAACGCCGTTCTTAAAAATACAACCCCGTTGCAAACCGATCTGCGGAAACATCGGCCCGACGTAAATCAGTTGTCCTTTTAACTTTTTCATTCGATAGGCGGGTAGGTGTAAACTTCTGGATTCGGCGGGAAATTATCAAACTGGGTGCGAATCGCAATCTGTTCCGCAGGAATAATCCCCTCGAGTAAATCCGGCATCGGCCGACCGCTCGGCAATTGCCAGTGGGTCGTCATTTCCGCGATGAAATGCGGGAACGTGTGCGCCTCGATGTGTTTCCATTCAATCGGCAAAATGATCGGGTAGGCATGGTCGATTGCCCCCTGGCCGTAGCTCGTCAACGCAATCGAAAGCGCTTCCAGCATGTTCGTCAAATCCTGGTAGCCGCCACTGTTCGGATTTTCGTCGTAAGCGTTCAGCAGAATTCGCACCGTCACGTTGGTCTGATCCTTTTCGACCGTTCCGGCGACCGCCTGGATAATGATCGCGGGAACGTCCGGCAGCTTCTCGACTTCGATTTCCCCAGTCACCGAACGCGGAACGCGGCCTCTCACCACTTGCGGCGGCACTTTTTGTTCCAACGTTTGCGCCCGTCCAGTCGGATCGAACGGCACGGTGTCCGGCTGCGCAAGGTTAAGTTTGGGATTGTCCAACCTATATGCGTCCGAGAAGATTTGCGTGATAAACGCAACCAAAGTTTTTTCCAAATCGTAGGCAGACAGCGCACGAACGCCGAAGTCAGGATTAGTGATTGGTTGCGGCAATCCCATTAATTCAACTCCCCTTTAATTCCGGCCAGCATAAACAACGCCAGACCGCCGCTGATCCAATTGGTTCCCACCAGGATTTGCGACACATCTTGCGACACATGCAACGCCGCCCCAACGGGCATGACCAAAAACCCGATGGTGAACACAACCGCGGCCGCCTTCAAAAAGATTTTGGTTTGCATCGTTTACCAGGCAGGTTTCAAAATCTTTAATCCGATAATGATAAACAAAATCAGAATTACGATGGAATTCGCCCGTGGATACCAAGTCCAGGCTGGCGAAGCGAACGCGCCGACCAGGATTAACAGCAGCAAAATCCAATAGAAGATGACCAGGAGTGAATTCATTTTGTGTTTACCTTTGCCATGTATCGGTTGATTTGTTGTCCGACCGCGACGTCGAGCGTTTCGTCCATGGCCTTTTGAACCGTCGACATTACGTCTTTTTGACTTGCCATAATCGCCGACGCAATGGCGACCAGCTTGTCGATTGGTAGGCGTTCCGTCCCTCGCCGTTCAAATGGCCCGATATAACCGCTCGGCATTCCTGCAACGAACGCGTGCGGCATCAATTTGCCGCCCGTCGTTTTCACCTGGACGAACAGCATTTTTTTATTTTTCCGTCGCTGAACCCCCTTCGGCCGAACGCGAAATTTGTTCAAATCGACCATTGTGTCACGAATGAACAATTGCCCGTTATACAGCCGCGTCGGATTCACCCCGCGCACTTTCGCGGGAATGTCTTTCGCTTTGATAAGGTAATGTTGCCGGATCGCCCGTTTGACTTCCGTTTTGCCCTTGTTCAGCGTCCGGTTGATCGCACCCGCCAGGGCTTTCGGCACCCCGTCTTTGATTTGGCTCATTGCCTTTTGGAGCCGCTTCATTTGATCCCCAGTAATCGTTAGAGAGACCATTTTAATTTTTCCCGTAGACGCTCGGTTGCGACCGCGAACACGATAGCGACAATTCGTAAAGGCTTTCCGCGTCGGTGCAGTCGATCACTTCCCACGGTTGGTTGGCGGGAGAGTAAATAATCTCCCCCGCCAATGGTGCGCGAGGCAAATATTTGTGGGCAATGTAGCAGCGAACATCCCCCATAAAAACCCCGTGAACCGTCACCAGTGGTTGTTTTCGCACCGCGTCCAAGTCCCATACCACGGGACACGTAAACACCGTAAACCCGCCATGCCCGTCGCTGATCCGAAATTCACGCAAGGTCGCGAACTCATGCAACCGCATGAAAATCGAATCGATATCCGGCACAAACTGGTCACGCAACGACATAATTCCGTAAATCCCCGTGTAATCGTTTTAACTTCCGAACCGACTCTCCACACCACCAACCCCCCGAAAACCCCGTGGCGGGGCGCGTAGCTCCAGCGCACCCCGCCTGAGCTTATCATCAAATGGGGATAAGCTCATTTATTCCTTACTTTCCCCGATGATCCTCGATCGCCTCGATGATATCGGCCTTGTTCGCGTGGCTCGGCAGGTCGACCCCTTCGTCGGCTGCGATTTCCTTTAGTTC